GGGCAATTCGACACGTCGGCAGGGCGTTGGTGTCGCTGAGCTTGTACGTGTTGGATGTGCTAGCGCCAAAAGCTCCCCCCATCGCTGCTTCGATTAGTGGGTCAATGTCGGGGGCCGTCGTACTGCCCGCTGGCAAAAGATAGCTTTCACAGCTAAAGCTTATCTCTTGCTTGCCCGTGATTCGCTCTAGCACTGATCGGCTAGCGCGCGAGTCCATCCGGTCGCTACGCGTGACAGTGAACTCGATAGATGATGACAATACCTTTGCGGCATCAGCACCTGCGACTGCAAGCTGATTCGACAAGCCGTAGCGCCCACCGGGAATAAGAGTGCCTGAGTCGATTTCCTTCTTGCAGAAAAATTTTAGATTGCGGCCTAATGCATGATCGGTTGATGCGCCCATGGCTTAACTCTCCTCGTCTTGTGCTTCGTCTTTTTTCTTCTTGCGCTTCGGCTTTTCCTCGACCAGCTCAAATCGCTCCCCTTTGATTAGGGCCTCACCAAGCTCATCGTCAACATCTACGGCCTCTCCGGGCTGCATCGGTTTATCGTCAATTCGGATCGGCGTGTCCCCGATGAATCTGATTTTCATGACAATCCTCTCAGGTTGATGCTGTGCTGCGCAAGTATTTAATCTGAACCTGCATTAACACCGAGCCGTCCCCGTGCGCGTCAGGGTCACCCTCGTCGGTCTCGTACTGCATGACCGTGGTGCTAATGGCGTTACTGCCTCTGGTAGTGTCTACGTTTAGCACAGCGATTAGGTCATCTATCAGATTATTTAGCTTTGTCTGTCGGTCTGACAGGGTAGTGCCTGAAATGT